GCGTTCAGTATTGAAAACGACGGTGCGCGTCGTCTGCGGGTTTGTTTCTTGCGTGCCATAACTTCGACGGGGTAAAACCTCGCTATTAAGGATTGAGGATTTCATTCACCCTGAACTTACCCGATTCATCCCTTTGCGTCAAAGTTTTAGGGATTTCCTGCGCTTTCATTGAAATCAACTGCGCGATAGCGGCTTGAACCGGATTTACGGGTTCCATCGATCCCCCGGCGAATTTTTCAACGACTGAGGCGATAGCTCCGGCCATATTTTCATCTAATTCTTTCAGTCCGAAAGCAATTTCACGATTTAATTCAATTAAAACCTTCAAAATGACGAATTGAAGGATTATTAGGGCGATTATCCCCCCCCATAGGTATTCCATACCCCAACCGGCCGCCAACGCGGCTTAAAAGCCTTTTTTTGAGTCTTTTAGTAGTAGTAGTTAGGTATAGGTATAGGTATAATATAATAATAAGGTGTTTAGGGCGTGTTGGGTATTAATTAATGATTGTAATACAGGGGGCTGTAATAAATACAGTTATAACCCCCCCCGCCCTCGGATGGTTTAGGAGATGAAGAAAAATGACGACAATGATGATTGAAGTAAACAACGACAACGCCCTTGAGAACCCGAGTGTGCGAAATATGGTGGCATTCATTGAAGATGCATCACGAGCGGTTAAGTGCGGTGATTATGCAGACGCGGTGTGTGCGCTTCGCTGTGCCGCCCGACTAGAAAAAAAGGTATTCTTTAGTGAAGAAGGTGATGAAGAATGAATCAAAAAGAAATGATGGCGGCAATTTACTTCAACGCCCATTTTGACGAGTCAAGAGATAACTCGGATTATAAATTTACGGATGCCGAACAGGCTCGGTTTTATCGGGCGGTGGAGGCTTGCCGCGAAAGGGTATGGGCTATGGCAGAGAAGCATTATTCTGATGATGTCTCAGAAAAAATATACGGGTTTTAATATGAAATTGAAATGCTTAGAACTTTGGTCGGGAGATTCAACCTTTTCGGCTGGAGCTATAACTCATTATCGCGATGAGGCTGAATTAACTACCATCGACATCGACCCAATTTTTCAACCCACAATATGCAAAGACATCCTCGATGTATCACTAACGGAGATAAGAGAAGCCATGAATTTGGATCCAGGTGAACGCCCGTTTTTCATTTGGGCTACGCCGGACTGTTCGGTTTATTCCGTCGCGGGCTTCGGTCATGGACACTACAAAGACGGCGTTCCTAACTCCGCCAAAGCCGATTATATGCAACAACGCCACATCTACACATTATATCTAATCGAGGAATTGAATCCCCTCTATTTTGTGATTGAAAACCCTCGCGGTTTGCTTCGTAAAATGCCGTGGATGCAACGCCTACCGAGGGAAACCGTGACTTATTGCCAATATGGTGATTTTAGAATGAAGCCGACCGATTTATGGGGTCGATTCCCTGCTTCGTGGGTTCCCCGCCCAATGTGTAAGAATGGCGAACTTTGCCACGAATCATCACCACGTGGAGCTATGAAAGGAACTTCAAAACTAACCCCACGCGAGCGTTCTCATGTCCCCTACGAATTATCTGAAGAGATTTGGCAGTGTGCAATAATGGACGAGGGCGCGAGCCGTAAATCACTTGAGGCGTTCATATGAAATTAAAATGCAAATTCTGTAAAACCGAACGAGATTTTGAAACTTGGGATGCAATACAAGAAGCCAATTTGATCCAATGTATGGTGACGATAAAAGGCACGAATCATCATTTTAATGAAGTGGTATTTTGAAAGTCTTATGCAATAACCTGTCCTGCAATCAATTACTCGATTTAGAAAAAGACGAAGCAATTTTGATGGTTTGGCACGATGAGCGTTTTGTATTCTGTTCAATGTCTTGTTCCGTGTCTATGTTTGAGGATGATGAAGAATGAGTCGTTTGATTAGAACCGTATCTCTTGACCGATTGAGCGATGAACTCGCAGGAAATAAACCAAACTTTTCTAAATGGGTTCGGGATTCTTTGAAGCACGATAACCTCCAACGGACGCATATTCATGCTACTCTAAGCATCTTCAAAGAGCGCGGAATATGCAACCCTTCTGCATCACCCCGGTGCGGTCTTTGTTTCCCTGTATGCCGTCCCCCTGCTTCAGCAATCCGCGAATATAATTCGGGCATCGGTAATAGAACAGAAGATGAACAAACGGCGGCCATTCTTGAATTGACGGCCGCCTGTCTCGCATGGAATCAAAACCTGCCCAAGGATGGTTCAAAGAAACAGGAAAAAGAGCCTTCACCCCCCCCCTTGAGAGAAAGAAAATATCTCAGAAGAGCCGTTAAATGGTTGATAGATTGGATTTAAGGGCCGGTATAATTACTACTGCCGCCGGTATTGGTTGGCGGTGAATAAAAATCTTCTTCATCAACGTCGCCGCCAATCCCAACACCGACACCTTGACCGCTCGCTGAAGGATTCCAATTCGGATTTAACATAGTATCTTCAAAGAATGAACCGGGATTCATAGCACCAATGATAGGGGCTAAAATTTGATCGATTAGATTCCTAAGTCCGCCTGTGACGCTCGTGGCTCTTTCATCGTGTTCTTCAACATATTCGGCCGTTTTTCTGTAATCCATCCATCCGGCGGCGACTTCTTGAATCGTAGGTTCGCCGGTCAATAGCTCGAGAAAAGTTTCCAATGGTTTTCCGGTGAGAAAAAGATATCCGAGAATCATTGTGATAACAAAAGAAACATCAGACAATCCGGCGATGAGAGGCGTTGTGACTTTATTGAATGCAAAGGCCGTTGAGAGCGTATCTAAAGACGCCTGAGCCGGTCGAGAGAATGCTATCTCGTGCCGTATGACTTGGTCGGGCTTTGGCTTAGGCATAATTTCACGGCTTCACTAAATCCATCCCTAAGAAATAAACTCGGAAATCTGCGGCTGATGCTGTCGAACACCAAACGACGATATGATGGAATGGGGGGACAATAATGCGCTGTTGAATGTTTGGCGTCATTTGCGAGTAAATAGAACCCGGTTCAGTAATAGTCATGCCGCCGCCTTTTATCTGTCCTAATGCAAACACGCCTTGGTCGCCACCAGAGATTGAGGTTTGACCGCTTAGGTTTGGGAAATCAGGGGGAACTATTGCCAAAGTGTACATTTCGTTGCTATCACCTGATCGATAAGTCCCCGCCACGATTTCAACGGGATTCTCAGCCGCCGTGAATACTCCATACGCTTTGTCTTGATCGACTCCGCCGGCGGGTAATCCGCCCTTTTGACTTCTGATAGCACCATAGCAATAATACATAGACTAACACTTATCCGCGAATCTCATAATTTCGCGCATTCGCTTAACGCCGATTAACTCAGAATTGTATAGGAGCTTAGTGGCCTTCTTCAATGCCGACTTTTCACCGGCGGTCATTATCTTTAGTCGCGCCTTAGCCCGTTTTGATATCGCCATTCAATCACCTTCATGCGTCGGTGGATATTACTAAGCGTGTATTCAATGCGATACTGACTCTACAAACCAAAAAAGTTCCTGTGTCTACTGCGGGATCGTTCGTAGTGATTGAACCGACAGGGACGCCGGAACCGTTGAGGAAATAGGCCGGACTTGAGACCGTAAGAGCTCCGAAGCCGTGAAGACCGAAGGCGTGAGAAACGGTGCGACCTTGCAGGGTCTCACCAACGCTTTGGCCGGTCAAGATCGAGACTAATTCATTTTCAGCGGCCGCGCCGGTCGGCGTGACGGCAAAGACGTGGTATTCTCCGTTCGTGCAGGCCACGCTCACCGCGATTTCGCGGTCGGTGCTACTGTTCGCCATGGCCATCACAGAATCGCCGGAAACGAGCCGCACCGGGTAAGGGAGAGGCGCGGGCATATCGCCGCACGCTAAACCCGAAACAGGGAGAGCGGCTTTTATTTTTCCAGCCGACCGAATGTATGCATAGGTCATATCCGTAGTTGCAGTAATTCCCGCGCGCATTACCACAGGGGAACTGAGTGATTGTGTCGCGAAGGTGCCTGCGTTCTGCTGGCTACCTACAAAATTAGAATCAGTTTTAATTTCCTCTTCTCCGCCTTCGCTGAGTGCCGTATTAGAGAGCGGAACTATCGCCCCGCCTCTCATTACAAGTTGGCCGAAGCCATCTACATCCGCCAAAATCTCACACCCTTATTCCTTTACCCAAAACTGGATAAATTAGTGTTCGATTAATTTTATTTAGTGGTTTTCTTAAAATTCGGCGTCCGACCGTGAAAGTCAAATGAGTGCCAAACATTCCCACAGCCATTGGGACGATATTGTTGGCGAAATTGGATGCCATCGTAGTCACGGCAACGCTCGGATGACTCATTAAATCAGCGAGAGAAATTTCATCCGTTCCTGTGTAAGCCATGCCCAAATCAGGTTCATATTCGCTAATTAGGCCACCCTTAATGTCGCCTTCACCGGTGAAGAATGACCAAAGTCCGCCGCCGATAGTCCCGCGCGCTAAAATTTCAGCATAAGTTAAAGATTCAAGAGCGTTCAGTATTGAAAACGACGGTGCGCGTCGTCTGCGGGTTTGTTTCTTGCGTGCCATAACTTCGACGGGGTAAAACCTCGCTATTAAGGATTGAGGATTTCATTCACCCTGAACTTACCCGATTC